CATTTACAATTCTATCAATAAATTATTTGATTATAACAGTGTTTCAAAAAGAACAATGAATACAAAGGAAGTTCGTTCTAAACTTCGCGATGACGCAATAATGGTAGACGAAAAGTTTATCGGTCGTGCTGTTGCAGATGGTTTGTTGAGTTCTTCTTATGGTAATCAAGTACCACCGAAAACTGGACAAATTATTAGTAACGACCCAACTCCTAGAAACGCTCAATCTAAACAAGTTTTTGGTAAACTGAAAGGCGCAGAAGCAAAAAGATATGCCGGAAGTTCTACTCCAAATGTGTTTACTGTTGAACCAAATCCTAGATATGATCCAACTTCTGGGGTTATTTTAAATTCTAGCACTAAACTAGCAAGAGGAGTGACTATTTCTAAATTCTTAGGTGGACACGGTGATCCGATTGCACTTGATGATATTAGAGATGATCTTGCTAAAAACCTTTATCTACATGCACAATTAATCAAATCAGTCACTGAAGATGAAGGTGGTGAATTTGAAGATTTCAGACTTATCGTTTCTGAAGGCGTGTATAAGAAAGGTTCAGAACCAGTTACTGAAGGAAGTATTAACGATTTGCGTTCTTCTGGTAGAGCAATCGTTTATGAACTGAGGGATAAGAACGGAAAGATATCCTTTGATAAAACTTTCAGATTAGCAGCTTGGTGGAAAGATAGTCAACTTTTCGAAAAAATGATTCTTCATTATGACACATATAATCCTAATGGATCATTGACTGTTCAGATCGTTGTAGTTATGCCTGAGTTGAACGGATATACTGGTAATTTCAAAAATCAAATAGAAACAAGATTTAACAATTACACCCAAAGCACTAATGAATTAATAGAAATCATACAGTAAAAGGTTATAAATAGCATAAAAGGAGATGGTATGCCTGTAAGAGCATTTGCTGTAGAAGATGGAAACACGAATACTACTCGCATCGGAACAACTAAAAGAGTTTCGTATAGCGACATTGATTTATTTTTTTCCGCAAAACCTTCTGGTGACGTCTATAAAAAGAATGATATCGCAGCAGTAAAGCAGTCCGTCAAAAACATATTGATGACTAATTTTACTGAAAAACCGTTTAACCCAGAATTTGGCGGTAATCTAAATTCCTTTTTGTTCGAACTTGACACTGATGTAGAAGCAGATATGTTGAGAGATCACATATTTGAAACAATCGCTTTACACGAACCACGTGCTTTTGTTCAAGAGGTTCATATCAATCTTATTTCTGATAGAAATGAAATTGCGATAACAGTAAAGTTCCAAATTCTAAACTCGGTTGAACCAGTAATATTAGAACTATCGCTGACAAAATTAAGATAAAATGGCAACTACAGTAAAATCATCTGATCTAGATTTCAATACTATCAAAAATAGATTAAAAGACTATTTTAAGTCGCAACCAGAATTCAATTCATACGATTTTGAAGGCGCAGGTCTAAACAATCTACTTGACGTTTTGGCATATAACACACACGTCAATGCTTTGACGGCAAACTTTGCCCTAAACGAATCATTCCTTCCAACTGCTCAGTTAAGAAGTTCTGTTCTTTCTCATGCCCAAATGCTTGGTTATGAAACTCGTTCGGTTACTTCTTCTAGAGCATTGTTAGAACTTTCTTTAAATTTAACTAATGTCTCCGGAAGACCTGTCACCATTACTTTACCCAAAGGAAGCCAATTCAGTTCTTCAATTGACGGTGTTTCTTACACCTTTAGAACATTAGAAGAATATAATGCAAGGGATAATGGTTCAGGATTTTATCAGTTTTTAACTTCTTCTGGTTCACAAAATATTCCTGTTTTTGAGGGTTTAGAAAAAACAAAAACTTTCATCGTTGGTCAAAAAGATGAAAGGCAAATTTATGTAATCCCAGATGAGACTATGGACAAATCAACTGTAGTCGTTCGTGTTTATGATAGTACGACTTCGAATACATACACCACATATACTCCACTTTCTACTGCGGTTCGTATTGATACAAGTACAACATATTTTTCTATTCATGAAGTTCCAAATGGTTATTATGAATTGAATTTTGGTGACGGCACTTCATTTGGTAAGTCTCCAGATCCTGGTGAAAAAATTGTAGTTACTTATCTTTCTTCAAAAGGACCTCTTGCTAACAACGGTAATGTTTTTGTTGCCAATAACCAAGTAAGAGTAAATGGTATTGATTATATCCTTAGCGCAGTTACATCTTCAGAATCCAGCGGTGGTGCGAATAAACAATCTATTGAATCTATCAAACAACTTGCTCCTCTTGCCTTTGCTTCTCAACAAAGGCTAGTAACTTCGCTTGATTATAAATCTATCATTGAGACTAATTTTTCACAAGTAAAAGAAGCAGCGGTTTGGTCTGGGGATCAAAATATTCCACTTGATTGGGGTGCGGTTTATATTTCTTTAAATTTCAATGCAGGAATTCCTGCTGCAACTCAACAAGCAGTTAAAGATTCTATCCGTAACGTATATGTGAAAAATCTTTCTACTATGTCTATAACTCCTAAATTCGTAGACCCGACTGAAGTCTATTTGATTCTTGGTGTAGCATTTAACTTTGATCCAGCATTAACAGGCGTGACTCCGTCAACTACAGAAGGAAATATTTCAAATTATATCTCTAGTTATTTTGACAGAGAACTAAATTCTTTTGGAAAAGTATTCCGTAAAAGTAATCTAACCACTGAAATTGATGCTATCGGAAAACAAATCCTTAACACTCGTATTGATATTAAAGTTCAGATGCGTCAAGAGATTGATACTTCAGGTTTAAATACTTTCCAAATTCAAATGCCTTGTAAAATCGCTGAACCTGATGATGAGTTTTATCGAATTGTAACTGAAGCATTTGAATTCGGTGGAAAAATTTGTAGAGTAAAAAATAGATTAAGAACCAATCAACTTTCTATCGTAGATTTAGATGATAACATTGTTGTAGATAATATCGGTAATTATAACTCTGATAAAGGAACTATAGATTTCATTGGTTTCCAACCAACAAGATTATTATCTGGAAATACATTTATTAGAATCGAAGCGGTTCCTACGATCGACGGAACTATTAGACCTCTTCGTAATTATATTCTAAAGTTAGAAAATGACAGATCTTCAACGACTGCCCTTATTGATAGGCAAACAGAAACACTTGAAGTTACAATCTAATGAGCCATTCCCCGAATAATTCAGAAACTAAAAAAGATTTCAACAGACTTCCTGTTAATTTAAGGACGAGTCTAGTTCAAGAGGTTTTGCCTGAATATTTTCAGACAGACTATCCAAACCTTATTCAGTTTTTAGAAGGATACTATGATTATCTTGATTCTGATGGGCAGTGGGGTGGAATTATCAATGAACTGAATACTGTAAGAGACTTCGAAGATACTGAACTTGAAAGATTAGATTTTCTTTTAGACGAAGTTGGTCTTGGTATTTCTTCTGGCCAGTTTACTTTCCCACGTGAAGTTCTTCGCAACATGGGTAATTTTTTCCGTGTAAAAGGTTCTGAATATTCTGGATTTGGTTTCTTTAGAGCATTTCTAGAAGAAAGTAATATAGAAATTCTATATCCGAAAAATGATTTGCTTTATGTCGGGCAAGGAAGAATCGGAACTGATTATGGTAAAAAGATACACGATGGAGAAATCTATCAGATATTTTCTGTTCTTGTAAGTTCTCCTTTACCGATTCATGTTTGGGAACAACTCTGGAGAAGGTATGTACATCCTTCTGGATATCATCTTGCTGCAGAAGTTGTTATTCTAAACGAATACCCTGTCGTCATGACAACCGAACAGTCTATTCCTGAACTTGATCCTAGAATTAAAATACATAATGATGCTACATATGTATTCGGTAGGGTTGAAGGTGAAGTCACTGGTCTGTATGCTGATAATGATGATGGATCAGGTTATACCACTGTTGGGTATATCACTCCACATTATCTCACAGATATGGAAGATGCAGATATCGCAAGAGAAAGACTCAGTGTTTACAAGACTCCAGCAAACTGGGGACTTTCAAATACTATTCGCTACACTGATACGAACTTCGCGGACGTCGATCACTGGGCTGGATTCCATCTCACCTTCGACGATACATTCACTAGAATGTCGAGCACAAGTTCGATGATTAGATTCGATCAAACAAATTATATCCAAACTGAAGACAGTGATGGGTACACAACTCTCTACAACTATTATAAATAGTTCAAATAATCAAGGACTAGAAAATGGCAAGACAAATCATAGCAATTGGAAGTGCTGGCAACGACGGAACTGGTGATACTCTCCGTTCCGGTGCCATTAAGATGAACAAAAACTTCACTGAACTATATCAAACAGTTGCTGGTTTGCAACTGCTTGTTGCAGATTCTTCAGGAGGATTGAACTTACAAGGTGTTTCGTTTGACCAAGGAGGTGTTGTCTTTATTGGTCAAGACTCTCCAAATTCAAATCCTGCAGACAACAACGAAACATATTTGCTAGCAAACGAACCGACTAAAGACAATACAATTTATCTTCCAGATTCAAGTGGAAGAATCGCACTTATTACAGATATTCGTGATAATACTTTAGATTCTGCTGCTATTCTTCAGATCGTTGGTTCTACTTTAGATTCTGCAGAAGGTCTTCAGTTAATTAGAGATAACTCAATTGATTCACTCGGAGTTATCGGTCTTGTTGATGCGGCATATATCCAAGCAAGGCAAGATCCTGGTGGATTAGATTCATCAGAAGTTCGAACTGAAATTGATACATATGTGACAAAAAGTTATCTCGTATCTAATAATCTTGCCCTCGACTCTGCTCTTGTTTATCAATTTATGATTCCACAAACAAATAATCAAATTGATTCAAGTCTTAGAAATGTGGACTTAACCGTTAAGCCTATCGCAGACGATACTTATGATATCGGAACTTCAAGTTTAAAATTCAGAAATTTAAATCTTTCAAATGAAGTTAGACTTGGAGATAGCGGTGCAATTTCTTTTATCTCTGGTGTAAGTAATAGTCTTCGTGTTAAAAACATAAGAGTTTTGAGGATCGATAATGCTGATACAGAAGATAGCATTAGATTTAGATTAGGACATCGTCCAGACCACCCGAATGTTTCTCTTTCTGGTCACTTTATTCCTTCAGTAGATAGTGCCTTTGATTTGGGTGACTCAGATTTTAAATGGAAAGATCTACATCTTTCAGGAAACACCATACATCTTGGTGGAGTAAAACTCAAAGCAACAGGCGGAGGCGCAGGTCTTGAAGTACTTGATGTCAACGATACTGCTATCAATCTTGGTGGTGGCCTCACTGAAGCTCAAGTGGATGGTCGTATTGCTCTTAATTCTCTTAGTTTAGATTCAGCATCAATCCTTATTGATTCTTCTTTCAATGATAAAATACCTACATCAGATATCGGTAAGCAGTATTTTGTTTCTAAGCAAGGAACGAACAACCTTTCACCAGATTTCCTTATTCGTGTAGATGATAAATTCGTTGATAATAACTCTGATCTTGCTGAAGAACTTTTAGACGCACCTACACTTCAAGATGTCTTTAATACTTGGGATCGTTTTTCTCACGATACTTCTGCCACTCAACCAGCAAACCCAACTGAAATGGCAGCATGGGGATACAATTCCGGATCCAATACAGTTTCTTCTACCGTTAATTCCACCACAGTAACTGGTTTCTATTCTCCAGAAGCATGGGATAATTTTACACTTGATGCAAATATCGCTTCAGCTTCTTCCGATGATGATATTATTTTCTTAGTTGCTGGTTTTGTAGTAGACGATAATGGTAGGGAACACACCCTTACAGTGTATCGTCAAGGAACTGGCCTTGCAGCTGGTCTTGGAAATTACGGTATCATT